CGTCATTTAATTTGTAATGTGTAGAGGCCGCATATGTGCCTTTAAAGAAAAAAGATTCACTGTGTAATGAATACTTAGCAGCAGATAAATCTGTATAAAATCCTGCACTTGTAGATTGAGAAGTATGATTTACTAAAACAACGTAAGAATTACCACCATATTTTACTATGTCGTCTATAACATATACAGTTGAAGTTGCCCAATCGCCTCTCCATTTAAATTTTAATCTACCTAATTTGAAATCTGCCATATTTTATCTGTACCTATGCACCAACATATGTTGTAGAGTTAACTGAAGCAGTTGTATTTTCAAAAGTATCAAAATCGTCAGAAACTAATGCTGTTCTTGCTACTGCTTTGTTTTCTCTCCTTACTAATTCTCCGCTACTATTTATAAGATAAGTAGATTTAAAATCGTAAGTAAATTGTTGAAATTTATCGCTATCATTATTGTAATATCTTTTTTTATTCATACACACATTTACTATAATTCCGTTAGCTGGAGTAATGGTTAATGTTAGAATATTACCTGAAACATTGAAATCTGAAAAGGCAATTTTCTTAATATTATTTACAAAAACAGCTATCATATTTGCATTATCTATTGAATAAGCTAGTGTAAAAACGTTAGTTCCAGCAACTGTAAAATTTTGAACATCATAATATTCATCTCTTTCATCAACATAATTTGTTTCATCTTTAGGTACTAATTCAGATTTACCTTCTTCATAATATTTTGAAACTGTAATTTCTTCTGTGCTTTTTTCTCTATCAATAGTTGTTAAATACAACATGCCATCAGTTGTTCTTCTTAACCCGTTAAAATTTTTTAATTTAGGTATTGTTATATTTTGAGGAACAATATAAGCCATTAAGCAATCTCCAATATACTAGCAAAAACTTCTACGTCAGGTGAAGTTGAATCTGCATTTACTTCAGCCACAATTCTAAGTATATCATTTTGTTCTAAGTTTACAGGCTTATCAAGTGTCAAAGTATTATTCGTGTCAATTTCTAAAGATTTTCCTATATGTCTAAAAGTTGTACCACCATCAATTGTAACTTTTACATCAACTCTAGCGGCATTAATAGAACTTTTGTTTGATATGTACAATGCGTGAATAACAGCAGTTGTAGAAACAGGACAAGTGTATAAATTAGCACTAGAGTTATCTGAAGTAACAACTGTCATGCCTGCATTTTTAAACGTACTTGCCATTTTTTAAATTATCCTCCGAAAACAATTGATAATGCTAATGCATCATCAACCATCGCTATTGTTCCGTTTTGATTAGGTAAATATATTGTTCTATCACCTGTAGGTTCAGCTACTGTTAAAGTTGTTTCAAAAGCATTTTCAATTTGACCTTCAAATACTAAATCTGAACCGTTTAATATAATATTGTTTGTTGTAACATTTCCTGCTGTAGTAGCACCTTGTAATGTAACAGAACCGGCACCGCCGATTTCTTTAATAATGTTACCACTACTTTTTACATACATTTTACCGTCAGTTACGTTTACGGCCATTTCGCCTATTTCTAAGCTAGATGCTAAAGGTACTGATAAAGCTACTTCTGAGCGTTTTGGTTTAATTACAGTTGTCATAATAAATTATTTTTTAAAAATATTTTTTAATTTATCTACAAATTTGTAATTAACTTTTTCGTCTTTTTTACCTATACTATATCCTATTAAAAAAGATGCAGCCATAACTGTAATTATTGCAATTAAATGCCAAGTTAAAAATACCATTAATATGTTCCTCCGTCTATTGTTGTTATTGCTACTGAACCACTTGTTACTAAAAAGTTTGCAGTAGGGAAAAAAGCAACACCAGCGTTTGAAGATGTTGCTAATTCTCCTATAATGTTAATTGTATTACCAGAGATTGTAGTATCTATTCCTTCTCCAGCATTAATTCTTAAAGTTTGATTTAAATTTATTTGTGCAACTGTTGAAGTTTCATCTGATATAAAGAAAAATGGTTGTGCTAATTTTGATGTTGCAATAGAACCTGCTAACATAGCATTTGTTATACCTAAAGCTTTTACATTTAAAGCATCAGTCGTAACTTCTATTGAACTGTTATCTACATTAACATCTAATTGATTACCTGTTTTTGATAAAGCAGCGCCTGCTGTAATTTGACCGGCACCAGAAAATTGAGAAACGGGTAATTGAGTTGTACCTATTGTTGGTAAACCATTATGTGTAAATACATAACCATTTTCAGAACCAATTGTTCCTTCTTCAACAAATACAAAAGAACCACCAGTTAATTCAACTGAAGTGTCAGCTTCTATATCTCTTGTCCATACTGTAGATGATGTTCTTACGTAAATACCATTGTAAGCATCAAACGCACCTGCAGCTGGTTCATTCTTTACTAATATTTTATCACCGTCTGCTAATGTTACACCGTCAACTGTTGTAACAGCAGTAGAAAAAGTTAATGTTGCACCTACACCTGATGTGCCATTATTGTATGTGTAAACTCCTAAAGGAGCAGTAGTTGCAACTCTAACAGAATCTTTTACATTTAATCCTGAAGCAACAGAATCAACATATTGTTTTGTTGTTAAAGAATTATCGGTAAATCCTGCACGGTCTTTATATCCTGAAGGAACTGTAACTGTTCCTGTACCGTGTGGTGATAATGCAATATCTTTATTTGCTGTCGTAGTAGATACTGTTTGTCCATTAACTGTAATATCATCTACAACTAAAGAAGTAATTCCTGAAAGGTCTGTTGTAGCTGCAGCACCTAATGTAATTGTTTGAGCACCAATTGCAACTGAAGGATTTGCTAATTTTACGTTTGTAACACCAGCATTTGTTAATTGTGTTGTACCAATAGACTCATTAATTATATTAAAAGATATTTTATTGTTTGAAACAGTAGTATTAATTTGAGAATTACCTTCAAAATCTAAAGTTTCATTTGTATTAAATGAATCTGTACCTGTATCTCCTACAATTGTAAAATTAGAAAAAACAGTTTGAAAGGCTAAATTTCCATTACCATCTGTTTTTAAAAATTGACCTGCAGTTCCATCAATAGGTAATGTATATATTATATTGGTAGCTAAAGATGCAGGAGCTTTTAAATCTATATGATTTGTTCCATTATTTGTAGCTTCGTTAAATCTAACGTAGCCGCCTTCAACTGCACTATTACCTACAACTAATCTATCCGTCGCTTTATTAGCGTCTACTACAATTGCTGAATTTTCTGTTAATGTACCTGGAGCATGGTCTAATAAATCTGCAAAATACTTACCGCCGATAACATCAATAACGTTTGCATCACCATTTCCATCAACACCGCCAGTACCTATAAAAAATCTGTCTCCGTTATTATTATAGACACCTGTACCGTATGAATAAGCTACTTCTCCTAATTTAAGTGTGCCCGGTTTATTTACTGAACTAGTACGTTTTATCCTTAAAATAGTTGACATCTTTAGTATTCTCCGCCATTCATAGTTAACGTACCTGTAGTTGTAATAATTTCTGTTCTAGTTACAAATTTATCGTGACTAGCACTATATTGTAACATGGCACCATCTTCTAAAATAGAAGCATCAACATCTTGTAATAGTCTTAATTTTAAAGCGCCATTTTGCACTAAGGGACCTGATGATGGTATGGTTACAGAAACCTTTTGAGGTCCTGTAGACGTGGGTGAGCTTATCCTAGCTGTAGTACCTGAATTTGGATTAATTGTAGCTGTTATGTCAACCATCTAAAATACCTTTTTATGTATATTTATATTATTTTTAAGTTATAATATATAATAATTTAAGTACTTACTTCAGGTCGAACGGTTATAATTCCTTCTAATGCTCTTGTAACAGTGTTTCCAGCTGATACTATTTCTAAATCGTAAACATATCTTTCACCATCTAAACCAGCTGTTTCAGTAGCCGTTAAAGATAATGTAATAACACCAGTCGTAGGGTCGTTGGCTATTGTAGTTGTAATAGTCGTTCTTGTTCTTGTTGAAGAATAACCTTTGGCCATTTTAGCTCTAGCTGTATAACCTGTAAGATTAAAAACGTTACCATTGATACCTTTTATCGTAACATCTGAAGTAAATGTTGCGCCTTGGTCTATTGATAGGTTTGCTACAGCGGCCATTATTTCGTTTCTTTAGATTCTAACCCTAATTCTTCTGTTATTTTTGTATTATAATATTCAGTCAAAACGTCTATTTTTTCCATCTCTATAGTCAATCTAGTCTTATTAGACTGTATTTCTTGTCTTGCTATAATAATATTTTTCAATCTATCACTGAACTTAGTTTCATCATATTCTTTACCGTTAATTGTAATTGTCATATTCACTCCTTTAATAGTATTATTTATACGATATAAATAGTTATATATTATGGAAAATGACTTAAAAATCGTATCAATTAATAGTCAAAATTGGAAAGAACATGAAACAATATTGAAAGATATTTGTTCTTTATCTGAAAAAGACACCAGCCCAGCTGCTAAAAATATAAATTGGAAAGATTGGCAATCCAATACATCATCTTTAATGTATAAAATTGTCATTAAGAAAAGATACGATTTATCATCAGGAAGTTTTTTTATATTATTAAAAGAAAACAAACCTATAGCATGCAGTGGTTGTTATTTAAGTCCATGGTCAAAAAGTATAATGATAATAGGATCTCGAACATGGACATCTAATAATTTACGTAAAAATTGGTGGCATGGTAATTTTTTACTACCTAAACAAATCGAATTATCTAAAGAGTTAAATTGTAAAGCAACAGTTATGACGTTTAACTTATACAATTTGTGGTTATATAAATTTATAGAAAGACTTAAACAAAATAAAGCCGTAACCCTAGGTTATAAGCCTAGTAATTTTTATAAAGATTTTATTTTACTAAATGATATGTATAATATAAACTCAACGAAACAAAAAATAGCAATAAAACTATTAGACTGTACAGAACAAGAATTTTTAAATAAATACTTACCGGAGAAAATTACATAATATGTTTCCTATATGGGCAAAAATAGACTTTGATTTCGACCAAGAAAAAATCAAACAAGAATTATTAGAAAATAATATACTTGAAAACAGTATGGTTGCTACAACCAATTACAACGAAAAAGGTAATAGTATATGGGACCCAGAAGGAACTTTATTTTCAGAAAAAATATTTGAAAAACAAAAAGAAATACATCATTATAAAAATGTTGATGATGGCCGTTTATTAGTCAAAGGCAATTACAATACTTTTCGTATGCTAAATTTAACCTATCTGCCTGAAAAAACAATTTCTAAACAAGATTCATGGGAAGGAAAATTAGAAACTAATGACCGTTTGCCTTTATGGATAAAATATCAATCACCTTGGAGTTGGAGACCGGATTTAAATATACCATACACACAACAGGTTATAAAATCACTACCAATAGAATATCCATTAACAATACGTTGCATTGTTCAAAGTCCTCCTAGTATAGGAGTTGTACATAAAGATAGTGGGCCTATAACAAATGAAAAATTTTATAAAAATGGATTTGGTTCAATAACATTAAATATAGCTGCAGGTGGTGGTCATTTATATTTTGAAAATCATAGAACTAAAACAAAACACAACTTAGATGAGAGTAAATATAAAGCATGGCATTTTGATGATTCATGTTTACACTGTACTAATGAAATATCAGATATTAGAATACAATTAAGAATCTTTGCAAAGTTATCAAAGCCGTATATGGATATTTTATCTAAAGAAGATATTATTTTTTAATAATTTTAATAACCCAACCAGTAAGATCGTATTCCCACCACTTGTGTTTAAAAGAAGAACGGCCTGGAAATTTATGATGATTGTTATGCCATCCTTCTCCAAAAGTAATCAATGCTAAAGGTAAACTATTTACTGAGTCATCTTTTATATCAAAGTTTTTATAACCAAAAGGCAACCATGTTGCATGATTAACATAGTTACTTAATACACTAGACCATACTTGACATACAATAGGAAAACAAAATAAAAATATAAATCCTTCAACTCCAAATAACAAACTTAATAATACACCCCAAGAAAATAATATACCGAAGTAATATTCATGTAAAAACAAATGAAATTTATCAACGATTAAATCTCTTATTGGCCATTTATTCCATTTAAAATCATAATTAGGAAATAAAACTTTCCAACCATTTAATCTAGGACTATGTGGGTCTCCTTCAACATCACTATGAGAATGGTGTTGTCTGTGAACGGCTACCCAACCTATAGATGAACCTGTTCCACCCATAGCACCAAAAAAACTGAAAATATACTCTAACCATTTTGATATTTTAAAACTCTTATGACTTAAATATCTATGAAAAGTAACAGTGATACCTAAACAGCCTGTAATAAAATAACCTATAAGTCCAAACACCCACCAATACCATGAAAAGCCACCAAATATTAATGCCCAAAGTATTACAAGAGTAAGTGTAATTTGTAAGGGTATAAAGTATTTTGTATTTGATCTTAATAAGTCATTAAACATAATCATATTTATGCTATATAAATAGTTATTATTATGGATTATAAAGACTTATTATTTTGCCCATTGGACTTACCAACTCCTCCTGTTATAGACTATAGTAAATTTAAAGTATGGTATAATGAACAATTGGACTTTAACAAAAAACACAATGTCACAGCCTTACTAGCAGATGGTAAACAAGAGTATCCATGGGAGGTAAGTTGGGCATTATGGTGGAATACCTACGATAAACCGAATCCTTGGATATGCAATTTTGAAAAAACCTTTCCTGAACTTGTTGAATATTTTAAATTATATCCTTTCAAACAATTTAAAAGCATAAGTTTTTTAGATCAAAAAGAAAGTAGAGATGTATATTTACATACAGACCCAGACAATAGATGGGGTATGAGATTTTATTTATTTAATGGACTAGGAGAAAAAT